TCTGATAAATAACTAAAAAGCATATAAGATGGCAAATTATAGGAAGTCATTTAATTTTAGAACTGGGCTGCAGGTTGATAATGATAACTTCGTCGTAAATGCTAATGGTCTCGTGGGGATTGGAACCTCAATCCCCGAGAACTATCTTTTGAATGTATATGGTGATACTAGAGTTACTGGTGTTGTAACAACCGGATCACTGAATGCTGGTGTGGGAACTGTTACGACATTAACAGCAACTAATTCCAGTCTTGGAGTAGCAACAGTAACTTCTATTCAGATTGCTGGTGGTCCAGTTATTACTAACTTGGTTGGATATGCTTACTCAACGTTTATAGATGATGGTGTTGGAGGAATCAGCACCACATCAAGAATTGGTATCGGAACAACAGCCGATTCTACTGCTAGACTCAAAGTTTTAGGAGATACAAATCTTTCAGGTGATTTGAATGTATCCAATAGCACCATTTCAATGTCTGGTGGTACTGTAACCGCCACAACATTTGTTGGTAATGTAACTGGAACCGCAACAACAGCAAACAATCTTTCCGATGGTGCTAATATCACAACTGGAACGATCAGTGATGCTAGACTTCCAGATTTAATCACATCAAATATCAATATATCCAGTGGTATTTCAACAGTTGATGCTCTTGTAGTAGGATCCGCTGTAACTATTAATTCAACTGGCATTAATGCTGTTTCTGGAATCTTTACTGCCACCACATTTATTGGTAATGTAACTGGAACCGCTACTACAGCAACTAACTTGGCAGATGGTGCTAATATCACAACAGGAACCATCAGTAACGATAGACTTCCTAGCAATATCAACAAACCATCTGGTATTATTACGGCATCAAGTTTTGTTGGTGACGTAACAGGAACTGCTACGACTGCTAATAATCTTTCTGATGGTGCTAACATCACAACTGGAACGATTAGTGATGCTAGATTACCCGATCTGATTACTTCCAATATTAATGCTTCTAGTGGTATTTCCACATTTGTTGATATTAAAGTAGGTTCTGCAGTAACTGTTGATTCTTCTGGTATTAATACTCCTAGTGGAATTATCACAGCATCAAGTTTTGTTGGCGACGTAACTGGAACTGCTACAACAGCAAACAATCTTTCTGATGGTGCTAATATTACTACGGGAACCATTAGTGATGATAGATTACCTGATCTGATTACATCTAATATCAATATATCCAGCGGTATTTCTACCTTTAATGATGTTAGAGTAGGTTCAGCAGTAACGATTGGTTCTACTGGTATTGTAACCGCCACCACATTTGTTGGTGGTTTGACAGGAACCGCTACGACAGCAACAGCACTATCAGGAACACCAGATATTACTGTTGGTCAAGTAACAGCGTCCAATTTATCTGCAAGTGGTATTGTAACCGCAACCACAGAGTTGAATGTAGGATCTGATGGTGCAGGTCTTACAGCACTAAGCACTGGTAGGTTGGGTATTGGTACAGCAGTTCCCACTTCAGAACTTCTGATTAGAAAATCGTCAGGATCACTTTTGGAAGTTATTTCTGACAGTGGGCAGTCGAGAATCAGCATTGGAAATTCTGTAGGTGTAGGAAACAGTTCTGGTGTTCTGAGATTTGCAAACTCTGCTGGAGTATTGGATCTTGTTAATAATGATGTTGGTGATATTAAGAGCATAATTCATGGTGGAACTGGTGCTGGAAGCACTGGTAACTTTAAGTGGATTTATGGTCAGACAAATGCTGAAAGAATGACTCTGACTTATGATGGAAATCTTGGAATTAATGATACAACACCATCACAAAGATTATCTGTAGGTGGTGGAGTAACAGTTACTGGAAGTGTTCATATTGATAATGATTTAACAATTGATGGAACTCTAAATGCAAACATTTCTTATCCATCATTAATTAGTGGAACTAATCTTAATAATAATGCAGGAGTTACCACACTCGCACAACTTGTAGTAACAGACAGTATAAATTTTGACAGTATTCCATTCATCGGTATTCAAACTTCCGTTGGTATCGGAACAACAGTTGTTGATACTTTTGATTCAATACCTGTTGGATTGACGGTGAATAATACAATTTCCGCAAATCAAATTGTGGTTGATGATTTAATATCAATGCCTACAGGTTTTGTGACCGCCACAACAGTAAGCGCAAACTTTAATAGCACAAATAGCAATAATGCTTCAGTATCAATAAACGTTTTAACTTCACCGAATAGAATTGTATTTACTCTTGTAGGTACAGCTTTAACCGCTACTTTAAACCTAGCTTAAAAGTAAGATCATAGAGGATATAAAAATGGCAGTATCAGTAGAAAAAGCAGGTCCTTATTATTCTTCTGGCGCTATTTCTTTCAGTTCTTTACGTAGCAATTTTCGTGCTCAAGTAAAGAGAACTAGTTCTGGGGGAAGTGAATCTTTTAATTCTGATACTTCTTCTATTAGTGCTTCACAATTAATTAGAAACACTACGACTACTGAAACAAATCCAATTGTACCTGATGCTACAGAAAATGCTAGTATAACATCTTCCCAGTCTAATTGGACAATATCAGATTTTAGAAACTCTATTAAATTTTACTATGTAATTCTACCAAGTTCTGATGAAGTAACAAACTTTGATATTGATGGTCAGAGTTGGAATTCTAATTTAAATAAAACAATCAATAAAGTTGCTTTTATTGATGGAACTTGTGGGTCAACTGATTCTGCACAGGCTGCTCTACAACTTGATGCTGATGTATATAATCTAAATCTTATTATTACTGGAAGTGTTCTTGGAGCTGGTGGTTCTTCTGGTGCTAAAGGAGATAAAAATCAGTCAAATGGTAATCTTGTAGCAGATGCTGGAGATGGGGGAAATGGTGGAAATGCAATTTCCATCAATACCAATAATACTGGAACAGTTAATATAAAAACTTCTGGTAGTTCTGCCCAAGTTTATGGAGGAGGTGGCGGCGGAGGCGGCGGTGGATGGGGTGGTAATGGTGCTGATGGTTCTTATACGACATATTATAGTTATTATGAATCAACTGGTCAAGCAGGTGCTTATACTGATGAAGGTGGAAAAGAATACTATCAAATGTGTCAGTCTGCTTGTCAAAGAGCGCACGGTGCTGAGTGGGCAAATAATTGCTATAAAGAAAAATTTAGTGAGTATGGACAAAACTGTGGAGGAAATCCATCAATATATTCTCAAGCAGTTTGTTACAGCAACACAGCTGCTGGACACGTAGAAGTTAGTTCTTGCAGAAGAACAGTAAGTGGTTCTACAACAACCGCCACAACTGGAGGACACGGTGGAGATGGAACTGCTGGAGGAGTTGGTCAAGGTTATTCACAAACTAAAACCGATGCCAGTGATCCAGCAGACTATGACGAAACTGACGGTCCTACCACTAGATCTCATACTAGTGCTGGCAATGCTGGTAAAGGTGGTAAAGGTGGAGATGGTGGAGATTGGGGAAGTGGTGGAGGTGGAGGCGATGATGGATTAAACGGATACGCAAGTAATGGCATTAACGTTAATGAAAGTCCAGGCGGCGGTGGAGACGGTGGAGAAGGAGGATACGCAGTTTCTGGTTCTGGATATGTTATTGACTCTTCAGGCGTAGATTCTGCTTACAAGGGTTCTAAGTAATATACATAAATTAGTTGATTAAATTATGATGGAAAATGAATATCCATCCTTGCCAGAACAGGGAAAAAATCTTGCCAAATTTACTTTTGAGGTCTTAAAAAAAGCACTTGCAAATGGTGGTGCTTCACTATTAGTCTCAGAAAAAGTGCAGAGAGAAAGACTAGAAATATGTAAGCAGTGTCCTAAGTATGATGAACTGCAACATAGATGTAAAGAATGTGGATGTCCTCTAGGTGCAAAGGTTAAATTTGCACTAGATTCTTGTCCACTAGGTAAATGGTCAGAGTCTGATGTTGATTGGGTTTCTGAAGAATATGAACACATTATACAACATCTTGATGAAGAAACACCAAAAGAGATGACTGAAGAACCTGTATTTCCAGAACCAGACAAGCACGATATTAAAGTCGGTGATAGGTATGAATGGAACTTAAAGACTTGGATGTGGAATGGTTCTGAATGGGTGAAATTGTGAAGAAAGGATTTGCTAAGAACTACACTGTAGTTGATAATTTCTTAGACCAAGAATCATTTACTGCTCTAAGAAATTCAATTGTTGGTAACAGAGAATATCCTTGGTATGTTTGTAGTAGCGTAGCAAATGTTCCTGAAGATATAAAAGGATTCAAACCAGAATATGAAAATAATTTTTGGAGTTGGTATGCTATCCATCTAGTTTATGCTACGGTTCCTCAAAGTTCATCATTCGACTATGTTTTTCAACTATTCAGACCTTTAATGGATATTAAAGCTTTGATAAGAATAAAGGTAAATTATTATCCATATACCAGCGAAATAAAAGAACACGCTAAACATATTGATTATGATTATAGACACAAAGGTGCCGTTTTTTCACTGAATACTTGTGATGGTTTTACAAGAATGAATAACGGAGATAAAGTAGATAGTGTTGCGAATCGAATGGTATTTTTTGACCCATCAGAATATCACAATTCTTCCACAACATCTAATGATAAGGGAAGATACAACATAAACTTTAATTACTTTTAATGTATGACTTGACAGACTCATAAAATCCCTGTAGAATACCTTTGTCCCGGTTGAAGATGAGAATCTAAGATCTTACCGGGACCAGTTAGGGAACTGTCACAGATCCCATCGGTAGAGTCCCCATTGTGCTATAATAGTCCTATACGCGATGAGGACTGTGATGCAACTCCGACCCCACCAGCAAGACGCTCTGGATTCGATGTTGGCATTTGACAAGGGTCAGGTTATCATCCCCACTGGGGGTGGTAAGACTCCCGTTATGTTCCACGATCTGATTGTCAACTGTCAGTATATCGACAATGGTATGACTACCGTTGTTGTTGCTCCCCGTATTCTGCTGGCAGAACAACTTTGCTCTGAGTTCTTGGAGCACATTGATACCACTAACACCCATATTCTTCACGTTCACAGTGGAGAAACGCACCACTTCTCTACTACTAATCCTAGTAAGATCAACCTGTTCGTCAACACTGCACGGACTGCTGGTGAGAATGTAATTATCTTCACCACCTATCATTCTCTGCATCGTCTGCAACAGGCAGATGTTGAGGTCAATACGATTTACTTTGATGAAGCGCACAATTCGGTTCAACGTAACTTCTTCCCTGCTACGGAGCACTTCTCTGCTGTTGCTGACCGCTGCTATTTCTTCACTGCTACTCCTAAGCACTCTATTACTATTTCCAAACCTGGGATGAATGACCCTGAGGTTTATGGTCCTGTTATCTGTAATGTTCCTGCTCCTAAGTTGGTAGAAGAAGGTTATATCCTTCCTCCTAAGGTTGTTGTGAAGCAACTGGATATGGTACAGGACAAGCAGATGATTGCTGACCGTGATTCTCAGAATCTGCTGGATACCATTGATGAGAATAACTTGGATAAGATTCTGATTGCAGCACGTTCTACCAAGCAGATTGTCAAACTGCTGAGTGAGTCTGACTTTCGTCAGCAACTGGCAGAGCGTGGTTA